TTGTATTAATGCCCACGCACAGACTACTAAAATAGACAATAACGCAGGAACAAAGGATTTAGTTGACATCTGCATTTCTCTAGCTGATTTGCGGTCATCTACGGCTAGTTTTTCAAAGTTTAAGCCTAACTCTTGTGCCTTGCTTTGTAACTCAATCTCGGCTTGTTTAAGGCTTGTTAATTGCTCAGCAGATAATTTACCTTGTTCAATGGTAGATTGCACATCTTTTTCGTCAATACCTAATGCTTTGGAAATTGCGGTAACTGCTAGTCCTGCTAATGGGCCACCAAGAGCAGTTGCAATGCCTGGTGCTATTTGTGTAAGCCATTCCATTATTTATCCACCTTTTTATCTAACTTTTCAAACATCTTATCTAAGATTGCTTCTAATCTATCAAACCTTGAATCCATATCGGACTTGCGAACATAATGAGTTGGTAACTCTACCTCAAGGTTTTTAAGATCGTTTTTAAGACTTTGAATTGCTTCCCATAACTGTCTAGCAAACCATCCTATAACACCTATTGCCACAGATATTCCAATATTAAGTAAGGTTTGAGTGTCCATGATTAACCTTTATTTTGATGAGATTGGTTGTGTAGTAATAATTCGCAAAATAGTTACAATAACGCTAAGACCAATACCAACAAACATTTGTTGAACTGGTGAAATATGCAATAGGAAAACATACCCTTGCAAAATTGACAAGACCGCTAGAAATAAAGCAAATAATACTGTGCGAGATTTTAAGAGTTGAAGTATTGTATTAATCATTTTTTTATCCTTAAGTTGTTACTTATTTATGCTAAATTAGCCATTTGTTTCCAAGTGCCAGGTGTCCCTGCAACAGTACATACCCACCCTTGTGGTGATCCAGCAGCAGGTGCAGAGTTGTAAACATAATTAGTTACCGCCCATGTTCCTGTTGTTGGTGCGGCAGAATAAAACTGAATATCCCCAATTCGCCAATTAAAACTATTGGCTAAACCATTTAAACGATTGCTAATGTATATATTTGTTGAAGGGGTTAATGTATGAGTACCTTCTACTTGAATTGCTACTGTAGTTTTTCCATTTGGAGAAACAAAATTATTTTCAATAATCGAAACAGAAGAAGATAAAGCTGTCACATTAAAATCTATAGCATTTGCCGAACCAGCAACACCAGTTCCACAATCATTAAATTCGTTACCTTTAATATTTAATCTTGTAACAGTTCCTATAGCTAATCCAATTCCAGCTCCACTCGTCCCACAATAATAAAAAAGATTATCTAAAAGACTTACATTTATACACTTTTCATCTACTGTGGTATAGCCAATAAGAGCAGAACTAGAAAAGTTTAAAAATTGATTTGTGTCAATAACTACATCTTTAGCACCAAAAATAGAAAAAGGAGTAACCCCGTTTTTAAAAGTATTATTTGAAACAAACAAGCCAACATTAAATGTTCCTTCAGATATTCCACCTGATAACCTATAAATAAAAGAAAATCCATTGGCAGAAACAGTATCTACAAAGTTGTTTTCAATAATAAAACCATTTGGAGAAGTTGTATAAGTAATTGGTGGCAATGTAATAGCTATAGCTGCCAAATTTCCACCAATGTCATAAAATTTATTATTGATAATTTTAAAATCTTTAACAATATGAAATGTATAACTATCAGGCTCAATATCAATAGCACCAGGCATAGTTGATTTAGTTGTTCTTGTAAAATAATTACCATCAATTACCATACCATCGCAATCAATAACACTAATACCGTTACGATTTTGTTTGTTTATTCCGTCAAAAAAACATGACCTTACTGTTACATTAGTATTGTGTCGTTCTTGCCCAGCAATAGCACCTGATCCAATTAACAAACCATCACCATAAAAACCAATAAAATCTACATTTTCAATTAATACATTTTTTACTCCATTAAGCGAAACAAGATGTTGAAATTCACTAAATACTGGAGTAACAATATTAGGCGATTGAATACGCATATCTCTAATAACAATATTATCTACTGTTGCGGAAGAAGATGCGCTATCAGCAAAAAAAGTTCCGTAACTTGATCCTGTAATTGTATTTTGCTTAATAATTGTTGCTGAACCATCACCAAATAAAAAACTATTAGATTTTAAAGTTACTGTATTAAGAAGATAAGTTCCAGATGGAAAGTAAACTGCTGAAAAAGAATTAATTGCATTTTGTACTGCCACTGTATCATTTGTTATGCCGTCACCTATAGCACCAAAATTTTTTACTGATATTGATGTTGCATTGTCAACATAATTTTTAGTTGCACCATCTTGAGCAACAGTAGGATTTGCTAAGTTAATTATTTTATTTGAACTAGCATTTAAGTTACCTGTTAATGGGGTTTGTCCATCAGCAGATAATGAGCCTGTCAAAGCACTTGCAATGTCATTAAGAGTATTATTCATCGTTGTAGATGAAATAGTTGTTCCTGTGACTACTGGGTTACCTGCTGGTAATGAATATACACCTGATCCGTTGCGACTCATTCTTTATTCTCCTTGATTTGATAAGGCTTGTAATGATGGAAGCACCGCACTAGATGGCACTTTTCTTAATTGTTCTGCAATAATTTTAGCTTGATCTGGTCTTCTTGTTAATGCTGATGTCATTACTTTTCTAGCACCAGGCAAATAAGGTAATGCTGCTGCACCACCAATTGCCAACATCTCAGGAGTTATATACCCTTGTTGTGCGCCATAAGCACCACCACCAATTAATCCCATTGCAGCCAATCGCCCAGCAGTTCCAGAATCAGGAGTTTTAGAAGGTAATACATTTACCCCTGCATCACTTAAATCTTGCATTAATGCGTTACCCCTAGCAACTGCACCTTTACGAACAGATGTATCGCCTTGTCTTACTGCTTGTGCAAGTTGTGATGGAGTAAACATTTCAGCAGTATTTGCTTTAGCACCAGCAGTCTGCAATCGAGTAAAGTTTGCCCATCCTTTATTAATGTTGCCTAGTTCTGCTTGTACTTTTGGATCTGTACTCTTTAAAGCACCTCTTAATTCAGCTTGTGCTTGTAAAAAAGCATCACCAATTTCTCTTTCACTTGCTAAAGCACTAGATTTATAATTTTTTGCCAATGTTCCTAATTCAGATTCTGCTTGTTTAAAAGCAATACCATCCATCATGCCTGTTTTAGGCGCTAACTTAGAACCAATAATATTATTAATTTTTGAATTAAATAAAGTTTCAGCATCTTTTCCTAGTCCGCTTACCATACCTCGTAAATTTGACATATTGGCATTAAATTGCGGAGTTGCTTGAAATGTAATATTAGGCAATATTTTGTCGTAAGCGTTATTTAATTGTTTCTCTACTGCTTCGATACCTTCACGACCTGTGACATTGGGAATTTTGCCACCAATCGGTTTTAAAACTTCCCCATATGCTGCCTTATTAAATTCTTCAATACCTTTTTTACGAGAATAATTAATTGCATCACCCAACAATGGAACACTCGTTAATTTATCTTCAATATTGCGAACTGCACCACCCATGATTTGACCAGGTGTTAAGTTAACTCCAGACTTTATTAATTTTTCTACATCTGCTGATAATGTAGGACTTATTGCTTTATTTAAGACTGGCATGGCAGATGACATACCTGCGTTTAATAATCCTTCTTTAAGTCTTTCGCTTGAATCTCCAGAGGTTGTTCCATAACCTACTGCACCACCTATACCGGCTTGTTTTGCCATATTGCCTAGTAATGATGTGGCTTTAGGTAAAGCATTTTCAATAGCGTTTGTAGGGATTACATAAGAACCTATCTGTCCTATTGTGCCTGTAATTGGGTTCGCCTCTTTAGCAGCGTTGGTCATTGCTTCACCAAACTGTGCAATTGGTTTGCCATACTCAGGGCTTACTAAACCTGTTAATGCGCCCACATTCTTGATAGTTTCGCCACCAAGACCTGCTAACGCACCACCCATAATTTTCTTAGTGCCTGACAAATTAGCCAAAGCATCTTTCATAGAAGACTCGTAAGGATTTACTTCTTTTGCTGGTGCTTCTGGCTTGTAATTAGCCTTAAAATAGGCTAATGCTTGTTCTTGTGTGCCATTGCCCTCAACTTCATAAGTTTTGCCATTAGGAGCAGTTATTTCAAATATGGGCATTATTTTTTCTCCCTTATGGTAAATCCATCACCACCGCCAAAGTCACCTGTTGCACCACCTTTTTGTTGCATAGGATTAGTATTTCCATACCATTTCATACTGCCATATTTATCTTGATAAATAGAAAATTTTTGATCAAGCATTGCATTAGTATTATCAATCCAATCTTGCAAAGCTTTTGCATTACCATAGCCAGGAAAGGTGCTTTTAGCTTGTTTAATATCGTTATCAGATGCAGGGCCTGGAGGTAAATTATTAAGAATTTGCATAACTCCTGAAGCATTAACTTTATTTTGAGCAGACAAAGTTTCAGCACCTTTAGGCAATACTTGTTTGGCAAGAAATCCTTTTACACCACCTTGCGTGACATCTCCCAATAATGTGTCAGTTGCCTGAACATCTGTTGGGTTAATATTATTTAAAGCTTTTTTAAGTAATGCAGCACTTGTTAAAACTTCTCTATCTTTTCTTAATTCTGTAGGAGTAAATGGAGTTCCATTTGGAGAAATAAAGTTTCCTTTTTTGTCAAATCCACCTTCGCCATCTTGCATCATTCCTGCACCGCCAGTATTAATATTGGTCACAGGCCTACTTGCTAAAGCTAATTCTTTCTTGAAATCTAAAGGTGAACCTTTGTATCCAAAATTCTTTACTACATATTCATAATCTTTTTGTAATTCAGTAGGAGTAAATTCTTTAGGAGTTGTATATAAAGGTTTAAACTGGCCATCTTTATATTCACCATAAGTTTCGCCTTGACCTAATTTAACTCGTTCTGGTTGTTTAGTTAATTGACCATATAAAGCAGAGGCCAATGCATTTGCTTGTGGATTTTGTGACATTGATGCAACATCATATGCTTTTCTTATATTAGGTGCAGTTCCTACTTGCTCTTGAACATTAGGCATTATATTACCCATGTCATCTCTTTGAATATCGGGCCTTACTGCTGGATTGTAATCTTCGCTACCAAAAGTTAAATTAGAAATATCTTTTAATTCGTTTTGTCTTTCACCACGCACTAATTCTGCTAGTTTCTTTGTATCCGCTTCAGCGTTCTTTTGTAAGTTCATGCCTTGATAAGTATTCAATGCAGGTAGAAACGCTTGTAAAGGATTAATAGGTGCAACTCGACCACTTACCATTTGTTCTTGTGGTTGTGGTTGATTCATTAACATTTCTGCTAACTTCTGTTGTCTTTGGATGCCTTGTAACTCTGAAGCGTAGGGGTCTAAGTAATTTGCCATAGTGTTATACCTTTAACATATTTGCTAATTGTTGCTGTGGTGAATAATAAAACGGATTTTCTTGCTTATAAACTGCCACATTTGTATTTAAATCAGTTGGTAATCTTAATGCGTTTGCCATTTGTTTCTGTGATGAACCACCTTTTAAGTTTGGTAACTTTAATAAATTTGAAGCACCACCTAAACCACTCATAATACTTGCAGGAACAGTTTGACCTAATCCAACACCAGAGCCAATAATTGAACCTTCACCTATTGTTGCACCGCCACCACCACTTACTAATCCTAATCCTGTAGGAGAGGCTTGAGCAGTTCCATAAAAAGGGTTTAAAAGATTTGTTGTTGCACCTTCAGCATAAGATGTTCCATTACCTAAACCATAAAAACCATCTGCGCCAACTGCGCCACCACCTTCTGCAACTGTGCCACCAACTGCGCCACCTTCAGCCAATCCACCACCAGCTAAAGCACCTTCGCCAAATAGAGATGCACCACCCAAATATGGAGCTGCGAGTAATCCACCACCAACAAGGGCAGCGAACATTGCTGGTTTAGACCAATCAAATGCAGAGTGACTTCCATAAGTAGTGCCTAGATTAGTGGCTTTGCCTGTTGTTGGATCAACTTCTACATTAACTGAAAACATTCCTCTGGTTGATGGATCGTCTACACCAATTGAATATCTGTTATCGCCTACTTTTGTTGCTTGACCAATACCATTAACTTCGTAATCACTTGTTGTTAATCCGTTTTCATCAGTTTGTTGGTTATAAGGATTAACAGTTA